CCTAAAAGATTTGATGGAAAATCAAAAATTGATTATTGTGGACATGCACACTATACAGGAATTGTCTACATTTATTATTAGAGGGTCCTCCTACGCAGCCGAAGGAGGTGCTCATGATGATATGGTGATGAATTTAGTCTTGTTTGCTTGGTTTACCGGGCAATCAATGTTTAAAGAACTCACCGATTCGGATATAAGGCTTAAAATGTATCAAAGAAACATCGAGGACATTGAGGAAATGATGACCCCGTTCGGATTTACCAACGATATTGATGATGAAGATAATACATTTGTAGAAGATGGCTTAAGATGGAAGATAGTTTCATAAAGTCAAAATAATATAAATATATTAAGTAAAACATAAGTTTTTATTTTTAACACTATAAGGAGATAATATATGGGATTTGCTCTCTCACCAGGTGTTACAGTTAAGGAACATGACCTTAGTACTACTATTCCTGCCGTTGCCACTTCATTTGGTGGCATGGTTGGTAAGTTTACTACGGGTCCTGCTAACGACACAACTGTTATCACATCTGAAAACGAATTAGTTGCTACTTTTGGTACGCCAACTAATGACACCGCTGCTTCATTCTTCTCAGCTTCGAACTTCCTAAAGTATGGTAATAACCTTACTATTGTTCGTACTGTAGCTAATGATGCATTAAACGCTGCTTCCAACGGAACGGGCGTTGCAATTCATAACAAAGACGCATTTGACAATGGTAAAGCAGGTTTTGCTGCACCGGCATATGCAAGAAATACTGGCGCTGTAGGTAATTCAGTCACAGTTTCTTGGGCTGACGATCAAGCATTCGCTGCTTGGGCTCACGCAGGATTCTTTGATTCTGCTCCAGATACTGATACTAATCAAGAAATTGCAGTTGCAGTTCTTGTTTCTGGTACAGTTACTGAAACTTACACAGTTTCTCTAGTTGAAGGTAACAAAGACGCGGAAGGCAACAACATCTTTATTGATGATGTTATCGCTAATAAATCAAAGCATGTATACATGATTGCGGCTAATATGCCTACATCAGGTGATGTAGACGAAAGCACACCCGCTGCAGATACTGCAGACTACACGTTAAGTGCTGGTACTGATGGTGCTTCGGCTCCAACTGCTGGTAACTGGACCATCTCTTGGGATTTATTTGCCAACGCCGACACTTTAGATGTAAATCTATTGATTGCTGGTGCTGCTGCTGGTGAAGCACTAGAAATTGCTTCTACTGTTCAACGCTATGTTGTACAAACGGTTGCTGAAGGTAGAAAAGATTGCGTTGCATTCGTTTCTCCACCTAAAGATGAAATCGTTGGTATTGCCGCTGCCACTCAGTTAAGTAACTTACAGGAATGGCGTACCGCTACTGGTGGTTACACTACAAATCATATGAACATTAACTCTTCATACGGTTTCCTTGACGGTAACTACAAATACCAATACGACAAATACAATGACAACTACCGTTGGGTACCTCTTGCAGGTGACATCGCTGGTTTATGTGTATTCACCGACTCTTCTAAAGATGCTTGGTGGTCACCTGGTGGTCTTAATCGTGGTAAAATTAAAGGCGTTGTTAAGCTTGCCTTCAATCCAACGACTGGTCATCGCGATCAAATGTATAAATCTCCTTACGGTATTAACCCGGTTGTTTCTATGCCAGGTCAAGGCACTGTATTATGGGGTGATAAAACAATGCTAACCAAACCTTCTGCATTCGACAGAATTAATGTTAGACGTTTATTTATTGTGTTAGAAAAGGCTATTTCAACGGCTTCTAAATACATGTTATTTGAATTCAATGATGCTTTCACTAGATCACAATTCAAAGGCATGGTAGAGCCGTTTATGAAAGATGTTAAAGGCCGTCGCGGTATGTATGACTTCTTAGTTGTATGTGATGAGACCAATAACACGGGCGAAGTATTAGATCGAAATGAGTTTGTTGCAGATATCTACATCAAACCGGCTCGTTCAATTAACTTCATTACTTTAAACTTTATTGCTACTAAATCAGGCGTTGAATTCAGCGAACTGTTTGGCGCGGTATAATAGGAGAATAAAATGGCATTTAATATATCACAATTTAAAGGCGTCATGAATAAGGCCGGCGATCTATATCGCGGCAATTTATTCCATGTTAACATCAACGCTCCTGGCTTAGGATTTGATCAAGACTTTCAGTTTTTATGTAAAGCGGCTCAAATCCCTGCATCAACAGTAGAGGCGATTGAAGTACCTTACCAGAATCGTGTTGTTAAGATTGCGGGTGACAGAACTTTCGAAGATTGGACTATCACTGTTCTTAATGATCAAGATTTTAAATATCGTCACGCATTCGAACTTTGGATGCAGGGTATTAATCAACATGAAGGTAACAAATCTTTGAAGCCGGCGGATTATAAAGCTCAAATGTCTGTAACACCTTCTAAAAGAGATGATACAGCGATTGGTAGTTATGTATTTGAGGGTGCGTTCCCTACTGCAGTTGAAGCAATCGACCTTACTTGGGAAAGTGGTGCACAGGCTAACGAATATACCGTTACCATCGCATACGACTTCTGGGGTAAAACGTCAACGGCTGGCAACATTGACCAATAATAAAATATAATATATTATGAATTTAATTGAACAATTCGATAGAATGTTTGGTAGTAAATTGTCTAAAAAGGCGGGTGATACCAAAATTGATAATAAGATCTCAACATTCATTGCACCCGATATGGAAGGTGCGATATCTGTTGATGTATCTGGCTTTAGCACTCAACTATTTGATATTGATACGAAGTGGAAAAACACCGCTGAGTTAATCAACCAATATAGAACGCTTGCAAGAACACCGGAGGCAGAAGCTGCCATCGATGATATTGTAAATGAAGCCATTGTTTTTGATATTAATCAGGACGCTGTAAATATTGCTCTCAACCGTCTGGATCAACCAGATAATGTAAAGGAAATTATTACAGAAGAGTTTGAAAATGTTTTAAAACGATTTGATTTTAACTATTCTGGAGATGAATTTTTCAGGAAGTGGTATACCGATGGACGAATCTTCTTCCAAGTGGTGGTAGATGAGGGCAATTTAAAGAAGGGAATAAAAGACCTTCGTTACATTGACTCAAGACTTATTCAATTTATTAAAGAAGTTGAAAAAGAAACTACACCGGAAGGACATGAAGTCATCAAGAATATAGAAGAATACTATCTATATTCAGAGGAAGTTGACGGTATTAACCGTACAATGAAGATTGCCCCTGAAGCAATTGTATACGCTGATTCAGGGTTATTTGAAGGTGATGGTACTGCGGTATCTTATCTTCATAAAGCTATTAAGCCGATCAACCAACTAAATATGTTGGAAGATGCGGCGACCGTATATAGAATAACACGTTCACCAGAGCGTCGAGTATTTTATGTTGATGTTGGTAATTTACCTAAGACTCGTGCAGAGCAGTATCTTAAAAACATCATGAATAAATATAAGAATAAGATGGTGTATGATTCTAATACGGGTAAGATCAAGGACCAACATAACACTATGTCTATGTTGGAGGACTTTTGGCTTCCTCGTAGAGAGGGCGGTAAAGGTACCGAGATTGAAACATTACCTGCGGGTGGTGCGTTCGATCAAATTGATGATATTCTATACTTTCGTAAGAAGGTATATAAGGCACTTCATGTTCCGGCCTCAAGGTTAGAAGATGATGCATCTTATGGATTTGGTAAACAATCAGAGATCACACGTGATGAGATTAAATTTACCAAGTTTGTAATGAAGTTGCGTAAGAAATTTTCTAATATTTTCTACCAGGCTCTTCGCACTCAATTGATTTTAAAGGGTGTAATTAAGAAGAACGAATGGAGAACATTTAAAGAAAATATTGATTTTGAATTTAAGGATGATTCTTTCTTCTCAGAAATGAAGCAAACGGAAATTCTTAAAGAAAGACTGGAAATAATGGACCAAATGGTTGACTATGCAGGCAAATATTTCTCGCATGAATATATTCGTGCAAGTATTCTTCAACAAACTGAAGATGAGATAAAAGATATTGATGCACAGATCAAAGATGAGAAAAATGATGAACGATACAAAGATGAGGATGAATAATGAATATTAAAGATTTAATACAATCGAGTATAACAAACAAGGCTACTGATTTTAAATCCACTTTTGCTAAACTGATGCAATCTAAAATTTTAGATAAAATCGCGGGTGCAAAGGAAGACGTGGGTAAAGTCTTTTTAAATAAGGAAAAATAATGTTAAAATTTAGTGAATTTATGAATGAAGCTTCTGGTGATAAAGAAGCATATCAAAAATTCTTCAATGGTATGTTAAAGAAGTTTGGTGTTAAATCACCTTCTGAACTTGATGACAAGAAGAAAAAAGAATTTTATAACGCAATAGAAAAAGGTTGGGATGCAGCGGATGAAGATTGTGCAGACGATGAAGATGATATTGAAGAAGGTAAATTCGCTTCAAATCTTATCGCCAAAGCATTAAAGATTGCAAAGAAATCTACTGGTGATTTTGACAAAGCTTGGGCGCAAATCGAAAAGATTAAAAAAGGTCTAGCCGACTTTGATGTTGTAGCCAAGGCTCTTAAAACCGCGAATGAGAATAAAAATGATTAATATTAAAGATATTGCTTTATCTATCTTGGAAGAGGTGGACGAAAAGGAGATCAAGAAGGTTGTACGTGGCGGTAAGATTATTAAAAAAGTCAAGTGCAAGGCTGGTTTTAAGGCTAAGGGTAAGAAATGTGTAAAGATCAAAGCCAAAGAACGAATCAATAAGAAAAAAGGTGCTCGTAAAATGGTACGCTCCAAGAAGGGTAAATCACTCAATAAAGCGAATCGTAAGAGAGCCAAATCAATGAAGAAAGCTAATAGGTTGAGCTAATATGAATATACAAGAACAAGTTGAGACATCATACGCTTCTGATATGGAAGTTTATAATAAAATATCTGGCCGTATCGGATATGTAATGTACATAGGTGGTAAAGATGATTAGTTTTAAAGAATTAATGGAAGGCCGTGCAGGCCCTGAATATAAAACTATATTCAAGCTTCTTAAAAAGAAAAAGATGGTGGGTGTTGATTTAAGTGATGGCCGTATCGGCTGGTGCTCAATTGAATCGCTTGATCAGATTGATAGATCGAGTGATCGATTTGTTTGCAATGATCAAGATGGTGAAGTGCATGAATTATCATATGATGATATTGCAAGGGTTTACGAGATATGATTACATATACACAATTAATGGAAGGCGCTAGTGTTAAATCAACTATGTCTGATTTAAACAAAAAGATGTCTTTACTAAAGACCGATGTTAAGGGTGGAAACATTAACGATATTATCACAAGATTGATGTCAATTGAAATCTTCATGGGCAAGGCAATAAAAGATTTAAACAAACTTGTTAAAGAATCAGTTGAATATGAAACTGATTTAGATTCTCTATTTGAAGAAGAGTTGAGAGAAGCAAAATGGAAATTAACTTCAATGTCTGCTAAAGATGCGATTAAGAAGTATGGTAAGGATAAAGTAAGAGTTGGGCATCTTAAAATGCGTGACAAATCTACTTCTGTTGAGATTAACGAAGCAGTTTCAATGAAAAATGCAAAAGGTATTGGTTTTGGTAAGAAAGGTGGATACGATAAGTATGTAACACTTGCTAAGAAGAAAAATGCTAAATCATATAAAGATGTATTGAAAGTATTATCACGTGAAGGTTTAGGTAAAGAAGAACTTGACAATGTTGCCGATTATGTAATGAATGCTTTAGGTGAGTCTGTTGAACTTGAAGAAGTGTTCAACCAAGCTCAAATGAAAAAAGCTATTGGTATTGCACGCAAATCAAGAGGTAACTATGACAAAGCCTATGCTGAAATCGAAAAGATTAAGAAAGGTTTAGGTGATGAAGATATTATTGCTCATGTATTAAAGAAAGCCAATGAGTCAGTTGAAATTGAAGAAGGTTTTCGAGTGGTTGGTGTTACTACTTCTGGTGAGAAATTTAAGTCAGGTATTTTGAAAACTCAAAAAGATGCTGATAATAAACATTGGAAATTGACTAAAGCAACAGACTTGCGTGGCAAAAAAGTTTATAAGTCACTTAAAGTTGTTAAAGAATCAATTGAACTTGAAGAAGGTGCTAATCTACAAATCTTCAAAGATAGTGGATATACAATGCAACGTAATGGAAAGGGTTCCACTTTCACAATTTTCTACGGAAAGAAAGCAGTTGCCCATGGTCAATCAAAAGGTGGTAAAGTAAACCCAGCAACTGTTAATAAAAATACTACATTGACTTGGACTATTCCGAGCAAAAATAATATGACTACTCCATTGAGTGGTGTTGATGCTGTAAAATACCTTAAAAAGAATTTAATTGAATCTGTTGAACTTGACGAAGCATACGACAGAGGTTCTATTCGTGATTTTAAAGTTGGTGATAAAGTAAAATTCGTAGATGATAAATCTATTCACCATGGGCAAACGGGAAAAATAACTAAATTGATTGGTGGTATTGCCGCAAGACAAAAAGCTCATGTTAAATTAGATAAAACAAAGAAAAC